AAGAGGGACATAAAGGGTTGTTTCAGGGAGGGCATTACGAGGGGCACAAACTTGGCGAGGGGCCTGGGAATCACATGGACCATCAATTCCAGCAAATTGGGGATCAGTGATAAATGTAAGTTGAGTGGTGTTACCAATCATCTTGAAGTATCCACGCTGTTGTTCAGAAGTCATTGTAAGCTGGTTCCAGATGTGCATCCAGTCACCATAATGACGATCAATTCGTTGACCTCCAATTTCAACTTCAACCTGAGCAATGATTTGTTCTCCAGGGAAATCTAACCATCGGGCATAAACAGAAGAAGTTCCAGAAGAGTTCTGGGTTCCCATCAATTGGTTAATTTCAGGAAGAACCACTTGAAGATAAGTACGATAACACAAATCACCATTTCTACTAATAATCATTTGAACTCTTCGTCCAAAATCTGCCTGTCCATTAAATGTCTGTTCTATGGATTCCATCGCAAAGTTTGTATAACGTCTGTATGTGACTTTCCAAAAAGTAATTTGTGGGTTACCCGTAAGATATACGTCTTGGGCACCATATGCTACAAGTTGCATTAAACCTCCTGCCATTGTTTGTTTATACTATTGTAAAAGAAAAAAATAATCGTAAAACTAAATTTAATAAAATTTTTTATTAAATTTAATGAAAATAATTAAACACCCTTATTTGTATTTGTAACAATATTTTCACCTTCAAACAATTCACTTATAATTTCAGAGGATGTAACATTTTCCTTAGATGCTAAAATAGTTTCTTGTGTGTTTCTTCCGGAAATACCAACCAATTCTCCATTTTCATCTATAGTTTGAGTTAATACGTTACCACTCTTTTCAGCCTTTTCAATATTATCCTTTATCGCCTTTTCTTTTGCTTCCTTGATACGTTGGTCGAATGCCACCTTCGCATTTGCCTCATTTCTCGTTTTCTCATGTACAAGTTTATTCAATTCATCTTCTAAATATTCCGTTCTTCCTGTTTTGTAAGCTTCCGGTTCCCAACATAACCATTGACCTACAGGACCCACATAAATATCAAATGCCGGATCCACTTCTCGTAACATTTTACAACGAAATTCTGCCTCTTCTTGTGTGGGAAAACACCCCCTAATTTTTACACCTCTTGTTGATGTTTGGAATTCATGTTTTTTATTAAATTCTTGCTCTAGTTTTTCTTCATTCATATCTAAGAAGTTTTTATAGTCATCTGTCACATTACCCTCGCGCAATGTCTCGCCTTCTTCTCTTACAAACTCATCATAATCTTCCTTCAATTTCTCCGATGAAATATTATATTTATAACTAATGAAATTGTTAAATTGGATAAATTTTTCCATAGATTTATTAAACTCCCAATTTTTCAAAAAACATTCAAAAAGAAACAAATTCTTATCTTTTAGGATTTTTTCAGGGGAAACAAAAGATATACATGCGAAATTTTGTCCAGCAATCGGTTTATCCACCTCTAACAAGTCCACAATTTTCCTATTTGTCTGAGGAGTTTTACTTGTTCCCTTATTTTTTTTCGTCATATAAAATGATAAAGAAGTTGTTTATATATTTTTTTCTTAGATATAATATATAATTATGTCGTACGTTTCTTTAATGATAATAAGAATTACAAAATATTTGATTATGGGATTATTAATAGCAGTATGTTGCTATATTATTCCGGGCAGAAAGCTTTTAGGTGAAGAAGTTATGTTGATTGCCGCCTCGGCTGCCGCAACATTTGCCATTCTAGACACTTATTTACCTGGAGTTGGAGTTGCTGCTAGAACTGGCGCAGGATTTACATTGGGATCAAATTTAGTTGGAGGGTTTATCTAGGAAATGAAATATGCGGATAATTTAATCATTATTAATACTCTTATATAGATATGAATATATCTAATGAAGTAAATAAATTAATATTTATTTACAATGCCCTTGAAAAAGGTTGGTTTGTCAAGAAGAAGGGTAAATATTACATTTTTACACGTAAACATAATAATGAATGTAAATACTTTAAGAAATCGTATATTTATGACTTTGTTTACTCAAATTGTGGATTGTGAATATATTTAATTATCTTATTAATACAATTAAATATATAATTAGGGATAAATATTATATTATATGCCTTCATTTAAACCTAAACCAACAAAAAAAATAGTCATTAATAAGAAGGATGTGGTTACATTGGACGAAAAACACAAGGAGTTTATGAACCATTTTTCATTCGATGAAAATGTCACTATACCCAAATTACGTAAATATAGAAAACATTTAAGGAAAAAATTGAGGTTATTGGATACGAAAATAAACATGAAAACGAATGATTCATCGTGGATTGCCAAAGAAAAAATAGATGAAGGGAGTGATGAATGTATAGAAGAATGTGTTGTAAAACAAAATTTAAACATGGAATCTGGTGACGGCGATTACACGGATATTATGTATAAAATGTTGGATGATGTGGAAGAAAATGATTGTTATGACGAAGAAAATGAAGTGGAGAATGATGAATTACAAGTACATCACATGAATAATATTGTTCATAAAATAAAAACACAAGAACAACAAAATAGGAATGGAATGTCTAATGATGTGAATTATAAAATGGAGGATACAAATCAAGTGGAATGTATTATGGAAATAAAAGATATGATTAATGAAGTCACAAAAACAATAAAATCGATGAAAAATGAAAAAAATAAATATATGTTGGATAACATTAAACATGTATTTAATTATTTTGAAAATAAAAAACAAATATCACAACAAGCAGAGAATATCATTTCTTCAAAACAACCAAATGACAAGGTAAGTATGTTTTTTAAAATTTCGAATAATCAAATGAATACCATAAATATGAATATAGTAGAAAAAAATATGGAAAGTAATCATAACATTGTAAATAAATATTTGACTAATGTCGATCCAAGTTACCTAAATGTAGAAACGTATGTTTTTTCCAACGATTGCTGTATTCAATGTAATAAAGGTGAAATGATATTGATGGAAGATGATGGGATTTTGTTATGTAATAAATGCTTTCATAGTGTTATTTTTTTAATTGATAACGAAAAACCTTCTTATAAGGAAACACCCAAGGAAGTTTGTTTTTATGCTTATAAAAAGATTAACCACTTTAAGGAAATATTGTCTCAATTTCAAGGAAAGGAAACGACAAAGATGCCAGATGAAGTTATTGAAAATATTAAACAACAAATAAAAAAGGAAAGGATTGATTTATCAAAACTTACCTATTCTAAGACAAAAGAAATATTGAAAAAACTTGGTTATAATAAATATTATGAACATATAACATTTATTAAACAAAAGTTGGGGATACAACCATTAACCATGACACCTGAATTGGAAGAAACCTTGTGTAATCTTTTTATAGACATACAATCACCTTATGCGAAATGTGTTCCTGATTATAGAGTTAATTTCCTAAATTATTATTATGTTTTATATAAATTATTGGAACTTTTGGGAGAAACAAAATATCTTCCTCATATTCCAATGTTAAAGGATAGGGAAAAACTTTTGGAACAATCTGTCATATGGAAAGAAATGTGTAGAATATTAGATTGGGAAGTAACAGAATCATCCTACTCTAATATATAGGGTTTACGGTTTTATTGCTTATTGTGTTATAGAATGTCTACACATTGTAAACAACAATGAATAGTTAATATATAGAATAACATTAATAAACATGGCATATCCAAACGCTATAAAGGTGGAAACGCCAACTTTTTCACGCTTGTCAACCATCGATTTGTAGATGACCCCCATTAATCCTAAAATGGATACGGCAATACTAAAAATCATAATAAGTGCCATAATATAGTAATAATCGCAATATACCCTGGAAATATTTCCAACTGATGATTTAGAAAGAAAGGAAAACATATTAATTATATATTTAATAAATATAAAATTTATTTACCACTTTACTTTTTTTACCTTAATTTGTTGGATATTCTTTTTTTTCTTAGTTGGATCGTATACTTCTTCTTCATCATCTGAATGAACATTCTTAGATAATTCCCAAAACTCCTTACTTCCTAATTTAAAATCACCATGAGAATCTGCCTTATACCAAGCAACTTGATCGGTTAATTTATTTGATTTTACATTATTATCTATTACAATACATTCATAATTTTCGGTACAATTATCCATAATTTGACAAAAACTTTCAAATGTTGGAAACATACCCGCATAATTTTCATAGATTCTTTTTCTATTTGCTATATATGGTTCTCTAAGAATAAAAACATAATCTATATTTGTTCGTAATGTTGGTGGTATACCCAATGGATACTGCATGGTTAATACCAACATTACCTTCCAATGTCTTCCATTTAAAAAAAGCAATCTCATCATTTTATCCCTAGACCATGAATTGTCATATAGACAATCATCCAGAATTACAAATGCTCTGGGATCAATATTGCTTTTTTTAAAAGTTTCCATTTCCTTATTAATTTGTTTCATAACTTGTCGTTGCCTTTTCAGAACATTCTCTATAATTTCAGTTTTATATTCGTTATGTATAAATAACTTTGGTACCATTTTCCCATAAAATCCATTACCTTCTTCAGTACCCGCTATTACAGTTCCTATTGGAATGTCCTGATGGTAATATAATAAATCCTTTACTAAAAATGATTTTCCACTATCACGACGACCTATCAAACAAACAACTGGTCCCTTACTATCATTTATTTTAAAGGTAATATTTCGCATATTAAACTTTTTTAATTCCAAAGTCATAATTATATAATTTAATGAATATTAAAATACAAGGGTATAAAACATATATCTATATAGGTTTATGTTTAATATAGTCCAATATAAAAAGCAAAATCACGATGATTTGTTTCAAAAGTTGTCAAGCTTATATGGAATGACACAATTACAGAATTATATCCCTATATACCGAAGTATTTTTTTACTAAATGAAAATAATTTCAATAAAATTTCATTAAATACGAATGAATCATTACTTACAATATCTGATATTGGAAATATCCATGTAAAATTCGCACCCATTATGGACCCGTTACGATTTGTTATGGGTAAATATTCGCAACACATGGATGATTTATTTACTTTACCATCATTCGTTGATTATAAGGATGATAAGGAAACATCCAACCCATTTTATAAAATAAACAATCCCATTAATTCGGCATATGTTGATGGATTTTTTTATTATTTATCTACAAAGTTATTGGAAAAGTATAATTTTTTAAACGGGGTTCAGAGCTATGGTAGTTTTGTGGGAATAAAAAATAATTTCAAGTTTAAAATTAATGATGATTTAGATTATCTTATAACCAATAATTATTTTTTGAAATATTCAAATAAGTTATTTCAAGTTGATGATTATTCATTTATGTTTAATGACATTGAAAATGATAATTGTTCTACTAAACATTCAAATAAAAAAAATAAAATAAAAATAAGCAATCATTCATTTTCGGATAGTGACATTGGTAATATTTTAGATATAGATGAATATACGAATGAAAATAATTCAAACGAAATTATTACTTGTCATCCAGTGTTATTAGAAGAGGATGATTCTGAATTTACTATAAAAATAAATGACATTCATAGTAATAGTAGTGATAATGATAGTGATAGTGATAATGATAGTGATAGTGATAATGATAGTGATAGTGATAGTGATAGTAATTATACAAATGATTTTAAAAAAATGTCAGATGATGGGAAGGATGAAAAGGATGATGATGAAAAGGATGATGATGAAAAGGATGATGATGAAAAGGATGATGATGAAAAGGATGATGATGTATGGATTACTGATAGTGAAAGTGATGAAGTACATACTGAAGAAGATATAGAAGAAGAAGATGTATATGTATCTATTGATAAATTCCCAGTTACATTTATTACAATGGAAAAATGTAATGATACGTTAGATACTTTAATTGAGAATAAATATTTTGAAACCAACGAAATGTGGTATGCTATGTTATTACAAATTATCATGACATTGATTGTTTATCAAAAGGCATTTACATTTACACATAATGATTTACATACAAATAATGTTATGTATATAGATACCAATATTGATTATTTATATTATATTTATAATGACGTCAAATATAAAGTACCTACTTTTGGAAAAATCTATAAAATTATAGACTTTGGTAGAAGTATTTACAAGGTGAATGATGTGTTAATGTGTAGTGATAGTTATGATGTAAAGGGTGATGCGAACTCACAATATAATTTCGAACCATTTTTTAATCCCAAAAATAAAAGGGTAATACCAAATCCAAGTTTTGATTTATGTAGATTGGCAACATCTATGTTAGATTTTTTAATAGAAAATCCAAGTGAACATCCAGAAGTCACTGAATTAATTGAAGAATGGTGTCAAGATGATAAGGGGAAAAATATATTATATAAACCAAATGGCGAAGAAAGATATCCTGAATTTAAATTATACAAAATGATAGCGCGTAATGTGAATCGTCATATACCCGAGTATCAATTATCTAGAGATTGTTTTAAATCTTTCATTTCTACTAGTGTTAAAAATACGAAATCTACAATTAATATTGATAAAATACCATCTTTTTTTATAAAAAAAATAATATAAGGTTTATCCGCATAATACACCTGACAAATTAATGTTATTATTAATAAAGTACCAATACATATGTAATAACAATTTATTTTATGAATTCATAAAATAAATTGTAAACCATAAGGTCGATACACCTGTCAATAATGAGCATAATAATAAAGTACCAATTTATTTTACAAATTCATAAAATAAACTGTTATTAAATAATTGGAAGATTGTAAAAAATATATGTATATATTATAATATAATTATGCCTTTGAAGGATGGGCCTATGCTAAGAGATGACGAGATAGATATGTCAACCTCGTCAAAAACGGATAAACCTACATGTAACAAACTTGTTTGTAAATTAGGATACAGAAAGGATGATAATATTAGATATCCTAAATTAATACAACAAGTGTATGGACGATTAAAGGCAGAAGAAAATAATGATGGTAGTCGTGCCCAAAATCGCAATCTTTACAAAAAACTGACACAGTGTAGTAGTAATTATCCAACTGCGGAAGATATCCCGAATAATATCGAATGTAATAATAATAATAAGGGAAATAACAAGAGTAAAAAGCCACCCAAGGCTTCCAAGGCTCGACCATCACCTCCTCGAAATAATTCAAAAAGAAAAAAATGTCCTAATGGAAGTAGGCGAAATAAAAAAACTGGTATTTGTGAATCAACAACTAAGAACAAAGCACCTACACCACCGCGTAGGGAACCAACGCCTCCGCGCAATGATTCAAAAAGAAAAAGATGTCCTAATGGAAGTAGGCGAAATAAAAAAACTGGTCATTGTGAACATTATTAATTAAATGACAAACATTATCGCATAATTTCATTTACAACTTATTTTACAAATTCATAAAATAAGTTGTTATCATATTGATGATTTATTTTTCGTCCCATAAATTTACGATTGATAATGAATAATTGGATGATTGTAAAAAATTATGTGTATATAATATATTATAATTATGCCTTTGAAAGACGGACCTATGTTAAGAGATGATGAAATAGATATGTCAACTGCGTCAAAAACGGATAAACGTACATGTAATAAACTTATTTGTAAATTAGGATATAGACAGAATGATAATATTAGATATCCCAAACTAATACAACAAGTTTATAGTCGATTAAGGACGGAAGAAAACGGTGATGGCAATCGTGCCCAAAATCGCAGTCTTTATAAAAAACTAACACAATGTAGTAGTAATTATGAAACCCCAGAAGATATCCCAACTCCCAACGAATGTGCGACCCCCGATAATTGGGATTTACCACAACGTCCAAAGGAAAAGGAAAAAAAAAGGGCACAACCTGAACCCAAAAAACCATTTGCGCCTCAGGACGTTATTTTACAAGTAGAAGATACAATAGAATTTTTGAAAGATTTTGCGACAGGACCATATTTGAATGACGAAATAAAAACACTAAACAAAAGAATATCCGCCATGGATATTGCTGTTAGTCACGTTGGGAATGAAATGGTAAGAGAAACAAAATTTGGGAAATTTAGGGTTGTATTGGATAAGTATAGACAGAATTTTGCGGATGCCTGTAGGATAATTGATAAGGATTGTAATAAATATACTATGTGGGATGAACTAAAAAAATATATAGATACATTTTCTTCATTGTTTAAGACTTATGTGAGTAATTTTAACAAACATAATAACAAGGGGAAAAATAAGAGTAAAAAGTCTCCACCCCCTCCACCCAAAGATCCGACACCTCCACCCAAAGATCCGACACCTCCCCGAAATAGTTCAAAAAGAAAAAAATGTCCCAAGGGAAGTAGACGAAATAAAAAAACTGGTAATTGCGATTCGACAGCGAAAAACAAGGAACCAACCCCACCACATAAACCACCAACACCACCACCTAATCAATCAAGACGATCATCATCGCCACGTAATAATTCAAAAAGAAAAAGGTGTCCGAATGGGACTAGGCGAAATAAAAAAACTGGTAATTGCGATCCAACGAAATAAAAAAATAATATTATTAAATAATAATATTATAGAATATGTCAAAATCTGGTATGGTAAAAGTAGATCAAGAGAGAAGAAATGAATGGCGTAAAAGGTTGGATGAAATAAAAGATGAAAATACAGCATTAACACCTGTAATCGAAGATATTAGAAAAACTATTAGGATTGCTAAGGATAAATGTGATTATCTATTACATTTTTCAAACCAGTACGGTAGTAAGGGTATGAAGATATGTATTGATAAACTTATCATGAAAATAAGAAGAATGGAATATGCTATTGATCTTGCTGGAATTTCTCTCGATAAGGCGGATGACAATCATAACGAATTGTTGAAATTATTTTCAAATTATAACAGATCTTGTGAAAAGTAAGGTTTATCCGCATAATACACTTGTCAAAATAATGACCTTAATAATAAAATACCAATAGATATATGATAATAAATTGTTAGTGAAATTATGCGGATAAACCGTAATATCTTGTGAAAATTATATCAAAAATCAGCAGCATCTGTAAATATTTCAGGTGGTATCTCGGTATCATCTAATGGAGGTATTACTTGATTGTATATAAAATAACCAGCTATAACACTAAAATAAACAATCAACGAATCACATACCAATATCTTTATTGGCCTTTTATTTTCGTCATCTAAAAAATTCAATTCTATTATCTTGGTAAATAAATAAATAAATGATATAACGGCGGCAATAAGATATACATTCATTGAAATAATATTAGTTGTATTGTATTAATATTATTTCATAGTTTAATTAAACGCATTTTCATCATATATCCTGTATATCAAATCCTGATAATGAAATTTCATCTCCATCAAAAATAATACTATCTGTATCCGAATCAGATCCACCATCTGAATCAGAAGGTTGTGAATGTTGTGGTTGAGGTATTGGTTGAGGTGGTGGTTGTTCGGGCTGTGAAGAAGATGGCATTTCATTGTCATTTTTCATATCCTCGATCAAATCTTTTATTTCCCTATTTGTATTGTCATTTGTATTGTTATTCGATTTAGTATGTTTATTATTATTATCAACATTTTCACCTCCTATTTTTTTATTATTTTGTTTAATAATTTCCATTTCCCTTTCCAATGAAGCCAAATCGATTTTTTCTTGAATAACTTCCTCGTCTATTTTTTCTATTACATCTGTTTCGGTAGTTTCATCCATATAAGATCGGATTATTTCTTCAATAGGGATATTTGAACGTATCGTATTTAATATACATTCTTGAACTAACAATTCAACAAGTCTACGATTTTTTTGTTTTTCCAACGATTTTGTTTTTGTTTCATATAAATACACGTTATTATAGACTGCGCGTGCGACATTAATATAACATTTGTGAATAAAAACATTTAACTTAGGAATATCAATATCAATCTTTTTTTGTTTCATACCCACTCTCATGGCAGTCATACATTTTAGTTGTATGATATGAACACATGTAATGATATCATCCATATAATTACAATTACTTTTTGTAACGATCCTTTGTTTTTCCTTATTAATAATTTCATCATTCCATTTAGGAACACGAACCAGTAAATTTTGAAATGTCATTAAATATTTTTCCTTTTGTTTCGATTTTTTACATAACGAATAAGCTTCTTGGAATATAGAATCAACCCCTTCGACAATAAGAGGTGTCAACATTATAATTAACCGAGCAATCCACTCATTTTTACTTTCATACAACAAAGAAATGTTAAAATCATCCAT